GTTTGTTTTTATATTTTATATTTCAAACTTATTTACAGATCAATAATCATAATTGATCGCGATGACACTCAGATCAGCCCATGCAGTTCCAGCGGACACTAACCCTGCAAAGCTGATACTACTAGCCAGTGATGGGTCGTCGACTTCAATAGCCATAACCCATTCATAAGTAGCATTCGTTGTTCCGGCAGTAGGTGTTACCATTGAATCTGTTGAATGTCCATTGAACAAATCTATGGGAGCGTTATTCACTCCACCATAGCTAACAGCTGGAGTAGTGACGGTCGTGCTACTCTGATTATGGTAGCGAATCACATAACGACCGGCACTACCAACAGGAAATTCAAGTTTCAGAACTCCTGAGGATGGTGCGGTAATAGTCAGTGCTAAACTATTGTCATAAGTAGTCATGGTACCAAGCTCATCAGCGGTAGTTACACCCGCCATGTGGAAGTGACTTTGAGCTAGATCGCTACCTATGGCGCCACCTAAAGTAGGTGACTTCAGCACAATATCATAAGACACATGCAATTCACCTGCAATCGAATCGGTTTGAGAACCAACTGTTGCAATTAATAATTTACCGAGATCATACTTCTGCAAGTCATCGCTCACACCAGCAGATCTCACAAGTAAATTACGCATGAGTCTCGAACTTGGGGCACATTCGACAGGATATAAATTGTCTTTACTGGGCACACCTGCACGTGAACCAGAAAGACCTAAAATACCTGCCTTTGATTGAGGCACTTCAGCATTCACATCATATATCACAGCTCCGATAATTGTTCCAAGAGCGGTACTAGTAGACCCAAGTGCAGTCGCACTTGTTGATTTGAATGTGAAAATCATCGCCATAGCATCCCATTTCTGGAAGCTTCTAGCGAGATTGCTGAGCCAAGGAAATGTCGTTTGCATACCTGGATTTATGTTCAACACCATGTTTGTGAGAGCTGTGGTGGAACTAATATCCATGATATACTCAGTATGTTTCACACGTACTCCATTGTCTGGAGCGGATCCGACAACTGGTACGGGTGAAGCCAAAAGTGAGTCAGCGCCTACTGTATCATAAGCACCAACACCGACTATTGGTCTTGCTTTACGCATAAATCGTCCTGCATTTGGATGCCATACGTCTGCTGCTGCCTGTACAACATCCAAAAAGGGGGTAGTAAACTTCTTGTAACCTTTCTTTAGATCAGACCAGAAACCTCCTCTTCCACGCATACGAGGTCTACGAACAGCTGCAAGCAGCCGTCGACTGGGCACACCTTTCTTTCCTTTCCGAGGCATTATTTATTTATGATACGGTTACCAATCTGCTTCGAACTCATCGCCAGAAAATCTATCATAATAAAGTGCCCATAATTTTGGTACACGATCTAACACGATAGGCGTAAAGATGCCCTGCAGTTGAGTCCATGAATTACACATTCTCTCGAACTCAGCCTGTTCACCAACCGAAATGTGATACAGGTCTTCAAAAAACAACCTAGTTTGCATTTGACAACAAGCTGGTTTATACAAATATCCTGTGGCTTTTTCAATTTTATATGCGTGCCAACCAGGATCTTCATCATACGCTAATTTCCGTACGCAATGACCGGAATCGGTGACAATACGTATGATGGCATCTGCGAACGGGCCGAGCATAGGGCAATTTGGAAACTCAGCCTTCAGGGAAAGTGCTTTTGTAAAAAGCAAGTCTAATTGACGTTTAGGATTGCTGCCCACAGCACTAGTCCACCCAAATTTGACCAATCGTTCTATTGGCTCTGTTACTTGATCCAGAGTGTCCGTGAATTTCATTTTACAGAAACCCGCACGCCCAATATCATCGAAAAGTTCAATCTTTGCGTGGAATCCGAGCTTTGCGAAGTCTGATGATGTAGGAACAGGACCATCCATGCGAAATAGTCCATCATCTCCTTCGACAACGCCCTTAGCGTCAAAACCAAGCTTATGGCAAACAAATTTAACTACCATCAGATTCGTGAATCCATTTCCAAGAGACGTCCAAAGATCACCTGACATACGTCCATCATGGAATCTAAATGTAAAATCGCGACTATTTAACTTACTCACGACATGTTTACACATAAGTTGGGACTTAAAAAGTTGGTTCAATTGAGGATCCAAATGACCAGCCATGTATTCAACAAGTGGTATTTCAGTACATTGACTTATTGCTCGCGTCATAGAACTTTCAAAAGAACTAAAATCCAACCCCAAGTAGGTTGAACCGACGCAATATAAACGTTCCTTAATTAATTTCGCACGTTGAAATGTTGTTACATGTTTAAGGAAATACTGGCTCAATTGGTTATATACGGCTTCTTCAATAGTCCGGATAAAAGCACCCAGGATAACCTTCTGATCCTGTGATGCACCATAAATACCTCTATGATACTTAAACGCTGGATACCGCTCGCGTTTAGTAAAAATATCGTGATGCATATCTTTATAGAGGTAATCACATCCATCTGTTAATCTTAGGTATTCTCGTCTCGCTGTAAGAGCATTTTTCTGTTTTCTCGTATATTTACATTTATTAATATGCTCTTCCCATGAAATCAATTCAGTACACGGTTTCAAGTTATCACGTATCCATTTATTCACCCATTGTTTGAACTCACCAACAAAGTTCAAATCATACCCGACTGCAACGGGCTTTAACATGCGGTATTTGACTGATTCAATGAGCGAATTATTATCGTGGCAATCTGGGGCAGGTAATGCGACATCAGCGACGTAACAAGGAAGCCTAAGATACATTGCCCGACGACGCTCCACACGCGATTTGTGAATAACCAATTTATGGCGCTTACAATTCGTGACTGGAGGTAGGCCCACATCGTGGAGACGGTACCCGTAGAGGTACCTCCCAGACGTGGGCTTTCTTGAAAATGGCGTAGTGCCGAGCCATCAACAAGAAGGTCAGAGGCAAGCACAGCTGACGTCCAAACAATACTAGACATGTTACGGACGACAGTTTCGGGGGAATCGTCAAATTTAAGTTGGATTACAGACCGACCAACATTAATTGCGTACAAATGTGACAAAAATTTGGAGATTCTTTCTGGTTCAGGCGTGTCATCTGAAAATCTTGTAGTAGCATTTGCAGTGACTTGTCCTGATACCATGACTGATTCCTTCCGATATGTGGGCTCAATGAAGAACCAATGAGGTGAAGTAGTCTCAACCACATATTCCATAATATGGGCATTCTCACGCAACAATTTGGCTTCTTCTTCAAAGACACCCCGTAAATTTCCGCTTACGCTTGCGGTACGGGCGTGGGACCATCTCCTTGTCCCCTGACGGAACCAGGTCCATGGGTTCCACCATTGAAAAGGGGCTTCCTTAACAGGGACTCCATACTCATTCACAGAAACACAGAACTCGTATCCCGGGTCAATATTATTATCTGCTTTCTCAGATTTATATTGACCAGCGATCAATTGATCTTCCTGATCGCTATCCACCATATCCTGAGATTTAATATCATCAATTTCCTGACACTTTTGCTTGAATTCTTCAGCAACTTTATTCTCAGGGTCTTCAACAATTGGTTCGCGACGTTCTGCTAAATGTAAGACTTTAAATTTCTCCTCATAATCCCCGAGATCTTTAGTACGTTGTTCAATTTCCTTCTGCAACATACTCAATTTTTCAATCCTTTTATTGAGCTCCTCAATTTTGGCATCATGACAAGTACGTCTTTTCTCCATGTATAATTTATTCTTATTATTCCGCTTAATCCGTTTAACATAAGTCTTTTTATTCGGTACAGGACTGTAACTTGGACTACATGGCGAAATTCCAAAATTCTTACCATTACTCAACACGGGACTGACTCTTTTAGGTTTCGGGGCATTAAGACCAAAGTTGAAAGGATTTTGTGCTTTGATCTTATCAGGTGTAGCAGCAGTTGAAGTGACAACAGTGGGTGGGGTAGGTACTGTGTGCTGCGTTTTGGGTTTCCAAAACATAACAGCAGGCAGTTTTTCAGCGGGAGGGGAATTCGGTGGCGATACCAACGCAAATTTGGGTGACCCGCTATCATTGTGCTTCTGCTCAATGTCAATCGGACTACTACGATTGACAACAAAATCATAAACTGATTTAAAAGGTGAGGCAATTACTTCTCCCATCGCAGTGACGGGTGAAGTTCCTCGATATGGAGAATCTCTCCCTCGGTTTGATTGATCATCAATTGCCGGCACGCATGTTTTTGC